CTGAGCGCCAGTTGTGCCTTGTGCGCCAGTTGTGCCTTGAGCGCCAGTTGTACCTTGAGCGCCAGTTGTGCCTTGAGCGCTAGTTGTACCTTGTGCGCCAGTTGTACCTTGAGCGCCAGTTGTTCCTTGTGCTCCAGTTGTGCCTTGTGCGCCAGTTGTGCCTTGAGCACCTTCAACACCTTGTACGCCCTGAGCGCCAGTTGTGCCTTGTGCGCCAGTTGTACCCTGGGCGCCAGTTGTGCCTTGTGCTCCAGTTGTACCCTGGGCGCCAGTTGTGCCTTGTGCTCCAGTTGTACCCTGGGCGCCAGTTGTGCCCTGTACGCCCTGAGCGCCAGTTGTGCCCTGAGCGCCAGTTGTGCCCTGAGCGCCCTGAGCGCCAGTTGTGCCCTGTGCGCCAGTTGTGCCTTGTGCGCCAGTTGTGCCTTGAGCACCAGTTGTGCCCTGAGCACCAGATCCTGCTACCGGTTGGCCATTTGCGTAAGTAAATCCAGCTGCTTGAACATTGCCAACGGCTGTTATTACACCAAGAGAACTTAGATTTCCGCTGTTGATATTTCCTGCTACTACTAATCCTGTGGTATTAAAAACTGCTATATTAGAAACTCCACCAACACCTACTGTGACATTACCACCAGAGCTGACCACAGTGACATTAGATGTACCATTATTGATGTTGGCAACTGAAGTGATAACTCCACTTAGAAACGCACCGTTACCTAAGAAATAATTTCCAGTTATATTACCTACAGCAGATACTGTTCCAGATGTTGAAAAATTATTGGCACTGATATTACCAGTAACATTGATAGATGTAATAATCAATCCACCAGATCCTACATAGATTGAATTAAACCGCAGAGTTGGGCTACCTAGATCATACACATTATCCAAACTGGGGATTACGGTATTTGTTACTTGTATTTTACCAATGCCGTTTGGAGATAAAATCAAGTTGCCGTTGCTATTGATAGTTCGAATAGTATTATTAGCTATGGCCACATTGCTCAGTACTGGGCCTGCAGCAAACACTTGATCAAAGTTTTGATTGGTGTAACTAAAAGCAGTACGTAACGGATCACTTGTCCGTCGTCGGGCGCTGCGCCAATGTCAATAGTGTATTGTGTCATTTGTAGGGTCTCTGATTGTATTTACCAACTTGGATTCAATAATTCTCAACCAACAAAAAAGCACCCTCGGGTGCTTTCCTGAACTTCCCATCCCGGGGTTGTTGCTTACAGAGTATTCTGTAGAGATTTACATTTGAGACCGTGATGTCTTGTGTAAGGACCTTTACTAGCTATTACTCCGCAATAAGGACAAGATTTCTTTTGTTGACTATAGTGAGTTCCGTCTGCTATTTGTTTAGCAAGAGTTGCTAATCTTTTTTCACTGTGGCCTGGTGGTTTAGGAATACCTTTTGCTGATTCTGAGCGGATCCGCTTTCCTTCTTCACTCATTGGACCTTTTAACTTTCCTTTGAGGGCATCTCTTATTTTATCTTTTGTTTCTTGACTGCGTTTTATTCCAGTTTGTTTAGCAACTGTTTTGGCAATAGCCTCTGCACTTCTTTTTTTACCAGTTGCTGCTATTCTATTTTTTTCTCTTTGTTCTTCAGTAATCGGAATTCCCCTATTCCATGGGTCTCTACCTTTCATAGTAGCACTATGAACAATAGAGAATTCTTTCTTTAGATTCTCATATACTCTGCTTGTAATCAGTGTCTCGTATCGTTGAGTACATTTGCCGTTGCGTTTCATTCCATTGAGAGCATAAATCATCTTTGCTTTTGCTTCACCTGTATACATTTTAGTTAAAAGCCAATGACATATAAAATGTTCACGAGCAGTCAGATCAACAAGATTAGTTTTGTCATCTGTACCATTTAGACTTTTAGGAATAACATGATGACGTTCAGTATAGCTGTCAAGATTACGTGTTCGAGCACGATCTGTAATAGCAGTATACCAAGTAGTGTATTTGTTCATACATTTATTTATGACTAACTTTACTTTTACCTAAAAATATAAACAATAAAAAACGCCCCGAAGGGCGTTTTTTGTGTTGCATATACACTTGTTTAACGCAAGTGTATAACCAATCTCATGAGAATGATAGATTAGAAACTGCGATTTCTCCAACATAATCTCCGGCATTACCGAAAGATGATGCAGTGTTGGTCAATTCGATAAACCCGTAGCGAGTCATAAAGCTGACCACTGGTTCAAATGTAGTTGGATCCAATACAACGCCTGAGCTCATCAAGGGGATGTAAGGGCAGTAGAATGCAGGAGCATCAGCTTCTGAACTACCTTTGTAGCCAACCAATACAGGTGTAGTATCGCTAGCATAGCTATCAACAAACACACGCATTGCGCCGTTCAGAGTACCAACAAACTTGGTGTTTGTAGGTGCTTCAAAAGTGCCTTCTGTAGTACGTGCAAATGCGCTGGTTGTAGCACTTTGCAGAACTGTAAGAGCAGCAGAGCTAACCACAGCATAGTTACCAGCGCCACGACGTGTACGTTGGGCGATCAAGTTAGCAACACGGTTGATCAGAACTGCCAAAGCGGCGTGTTCGTCACCAACAAATGTAGCTGTACCAGATACAGTAGCTTGGTTGTATGTGTACTCAGTTGTGGCCAATGAGCGCAGGCTCAACAGGATCTCTTGGTCAATCTCAGCTGTGATCTCTTGTGCCAAAGCAGCCATGATTTCGGCTTCTACGTCGATACCATGCATTGCTTGAGCGTCTTGAGCAGCTTCAAATGTCCAACGAGCTTGCAACTTACGAGTTTTAGCTTCAACAGCTTGCTTCAAGATTTGCACAGAGATCTGACGACCGCCGGAACCTTCAAGCACTGATGTGTTAGCGCCACTGTAGATAGTTTGTGTTGGATCAACAACACCAGCTGTGACGCTAGATGCTGAAGAATATGCTTGAGCGATCAAGAATGGGCTCAATGCTTCCTGGCCGGCAGCAGTACTGGTTTGAGCAGTGCTGGTGTCGTTCATTGTGTTAGCATAACGCACACGCAGGGTGTGGATCTGGCCAACAGGACCGGTCATTGGCTGAACGCCAACCAACTCGTTAGCAATAACGGTTGGCATAACACGACGGATAACTGGCAGAATCACACGGTTAAGTGTGGCAATGTTGCCAGAACCAGTAGAACCACTGCTTGCATTTTCTTTCAAATACTTGCGTGTGTTCTCCAGGATCACGTTCATGCTGGTACGCTTGTTGCCTTTTAGGCCTTCAAGAAGGGCTTCTTTGGTTTCATCCCAGCGGCCTTCTAATAGTTGTTGTGACATTTAAGTCTCCTTTAAATTAAAGCCCTGCCAGACGCTTGATCTCGATAACATTGCTGTTGTCAGCATTATCTTCATCGTGACGTGGAGCAGTTTTATTACCAGTTACTTCTGACACATGTTCTGAAATCACCTGGCGGGCTTTCACAGACTTGCCTTCAGCTAATACTGCTGGTAGATACTTTTCAAAAGCATTTTTCAGACGAGGTGTCTGAACGCTTTCGAGTAAATTACGCATGACTTCACGCTTCTCTTCGTTAAGAGGAGACAGCAGATCGTCTAATGTGTTTTGACGCACATTGGATTCACGGATCACACGTATTTCACGTTCCTTGGACTCAACCAAGACTTTCGCCTTGTGGCTGAGTTTAATGGCCTCGGACAGTTGATGTTCTCTGTTGGCAATGATGTTTTGCAACTTGCGAACTTCGGCTTTCTCATTGAGATGAGTTGCACCAAATTCCGCAGCATACGCTTCAAAGATACGACGACCAAAGCTGTTCTCGCGAGCAGTTTGGATGTCTTCATGTAACTGACTAAGTTCAGCCTTCAAGTGATGGCTAACAGCTCGGCTCATTTTTTCAGCACTTTCTTTTACAAAACGTGCTTTGAGATTTTCCAACTTGCCACGTGCTTCACGCACCAAACGTACTTTAGTTTCCACTACATCACGTTTGTCTTGGGCAAATTCTTGGATCTCGCGAGCCAATGCATGCACCATGAAGTGTTCTAGTTTTTCTAGTCCTTCATTGTGCTGCTTGCGGTCCCGGCGAAGTTCGCTGATTTCTTCAGATAATTTTGTTACCATGAAATTGTTAAATTTCACAGCACTTTCTTTCATCTTGGTTTGAAACTTCACGCGATCTTCACGCAGGGCAGCTTTCTCTTGGGCAAACTCAACAAGTTCACCAGTGAGACCTTCTGTCATCATCTTGTCTAAGGCTTCAACCATCACTGTCTTATCGTGCTCGTAGCGTTGAGCAAACTCTTCACGTAGTTCTACTCTAACCTGTTCACGTGCTTCTGTTAGTTTAGATTCCCAAGCTTCGTTGAGTTCTCGACTGACGTCTTCATTGATCAGGCCGCTATCTAGCAATGGTTTGATTGCATCTAGCATGCTTTACTCCTTAATTTTGAGATCTTGAATAAGGCGTTTTACTTCCTCACGCAAGTATCTCTGTACCTTGCTGTTCTGTCCTGCGTCCTTGGCAATCTCTAACACTTTATGACCGTACTTCATATTACGAAGTCCTTCATAAATTGCACGAGGATATGCATGCGGGGCACTGGGCTGAGCAACAATATCTACAGTGACTATTTCAAAGTCACTGACATGTCCGTTGCCTTCGTTCACGTTACCGGAACCACGGCTCGAAACTCCGAGTTTTACACCTGAATCCAACATGGTCTTGACCAGTTGTCCCATTGGTGTAGGTAATATTTTTAATTTACCGTAACCAGCAGGGCCATCCATCCACATTTTTTCAATGCAGTGACTGACTCTGTCTAGGTTGATTTTTAAATCTTCAGGGTGATCTACTTCACCCAGCACTGAATAACCTTCGCGCAGTTGTTCATTAATACTGTGAACAGCTTTGCCAATTTCATTTACAGGATATACACGTTCGTTGGCATTCTTTACTCCGCCTTCAATACATATACCTTCCATATACAATGTTTTTCCTGCGCCGTCAGGACCATCTTCAACCAACACGCGAATCTTGGCTTGGTTGAAGTTTAGATGTTCCTGTAAGTATTTCATTGCAGATTACTTGCCATGTGGAAATGGTGTGCGTGTGTTCACACCAGCAGCTTGACCCAAGTGTGGCTTGGTTGCAGGCTTCAAATCTTGTTTGGCTTGTGCAGGTGAGTTACCAACTTTGCCAATTAGATCTTTAGTAGTGTTCTTGTAAGCAGCAGTGTCGTGGTGACCACCTTCGTTTTTACCTGCTCGCACAGGATGTGATGCCATACCGGTTGCTCCGCTGTTAAATGCAGTTGTAGACTTGGTGTTAGTGCCTGCTGGCTCAGAAGTCACTGGTTTTGGAGCAGCTTTGAGATCAACATTTTCCATCATGCCTTCGGTTTCAAATTCGTCAGCATCAATTTCAATGTCGTCCATGTCATCGCCCATGCCGCCGTCCATATCGTCATCGCCCATGTCATTGCCGCCGTCCATCATTTGCTCAAATTCAGCCATGAGGTCGTCTAACTTGTCAGCTAGATCCATTACATCGCTTTTTGTAGCAGCTTCGTCGTCGCCCATGTCGTGCTCGTCTTCCATGTCGCGAGTCAAGTCTTCACCGTCGTCTTCTGCTTCATCATCAAACTCTACATCGTCGTCGGCCTCCATCATGCCAGACTCTTCAGTCTCTACATCGTCAATCATGTCGCCGCTTTGACTTCCACCCAATTCGTCACCTTCGCTCATGCCCATGTCAACTTCGTCAGGCTCTTCACCCATGGCATTGTCTTCTTCTAATTCTTCATCCTGCATGATGTTTTCATAGATCTGACGACTCTTGGCGACTACAATTTGATGAAAAAGTTCTTTGGCTTTTGCATCTTCATCGTTGATCACATATTCAATCAACTTTTCAAACTGATTTTTACTCATTTAACTGGCTCCTATAGATATTCGTTAATTTTGCCACCCGGCAAAATGTATATCTATATTTACAATTTAAGAGAAAAATATGCCAGTTATGACTGATTTTTTGTCAATTAAGACAAAAATATTACGCTGCTGGAGCTGCTGGCGGTGCATATTGAGTTCTAATGTCTTTTAGCTTTTCATTATACTCAAAAGTTCTGGTATCATTCATTCTTCGCAATTTATTCAATTGCATGAGTGTGAGCTTGGTCTTGCGCAATTGTCCAAGGTGAGGCTGAGTGTTATCAGCTGCTACATCTTGATATGCGCTGGGACTACGTTCGTAAAGCTCGTTGAGGATCATGATATATTTATGCAGCACCCGGAATTGGTGCACCTGCCCCTGGAGGCTGAGCTGCTGGAGTATTTCCAATTGTACCACCTGGTGCTGCACCAGGAGCACCTTCTTGACCTGCTGGTGTGATATTTGCCATCTCTTGACCCATTGATACATCGCTTTCTAAACCAGCAGGAGTAATACCCACTGAGCGTAGATCTTGACCTTGTGACGTTTCTAGTTCAGGCTTTGAACGTTCTTCTTTCCAGAGTTTGGAATTTTGCTGGAT